CTCTCTTTAGAGTGATTGGTTCTGGAAGCACCAATAATCTTCAATCCCTTTGGTAAAAGATTTTTCTTATGAAGAGTATAAAGTGCTGGGATAAGTTTTCTGCGGCACAAGTCTCCCGTTGCACCAAAGATTACAATGTTTTTCACTTCTTCTTAACAGAATTCAATACTTCTTCCCAGTCCTTCTGGAAAAGATCTAGACCCTTATCGGTCAAGATGTTCTTGTACATTCCCCAGAAAACAACTGGTGGAATTGTAACCACATCTGCACCATTGAGTGCAGCCTGTTCTACTTGTCGTACATCACGAATGGATGCAGCGAGAATTTGTGTGGATGTTCCAGAATAATCAAATGCCTTACGAATGTTTTTGACGATCTCAACACCATCAATTGAGTTGTCCATCCATCTTCCTACAAAAGGAGAGATGAATGTTGCACCCGCTTTGGATGCAAGGATTGCTTGTGCAACCGAAAACACCAAAGTTACATTGGTTTGAATTCCTTTATCGGAAAGAAACTTACATGCCTTAAGTCCTTCTACCGTGCAGGGAACCTTAATGGTGACTGCAGGTGCGATTGAATAAAATTTCCTTGCTTCTGAAAGCATTTCTTCTGCGGTGTCTGCAACAACTTCTGCTGAGATGCTTTGCAAGTTTTCAAACTTTGAAAGCTCATCAATTACTTCTAGAAGTTGTCTACCGCTTTTGAGAATGAGTGATGGGTTTGTAGTGACTCCATCAATTAACCCTGTCTCGTAGGCTGGTTGAATAAAAGAAACATCAGCTGTGTCCAAAAAAATCTTCATATACTATCTCCTATTGCGGATAAGCGTTGTTTAGTCCCCAAATAACAAACAATCCAATTGATCCAAATATACAAACCGTGGAAAAAGTTAATTTAGTCATTATCCTCCCCCGCTTCTGAATCCAACTATGTATCCGATAATTAATCCACACATAAATGCTATCAAAAGATAGAGTTCTCTTGAAACAAGATTAATAAACTCCACCCATTCCATATTCGTCATCGTCTTCATAAGTAGATGGTTCTTCAAAAAGTTCATTCATTTTTTGTTGTAGAACTCTTTCTTGTAATTCTTTTAAGTCTTCTTCTGTTAGAACAATCATTTATCTTTGAGTAGTTCTTCTATTCTTTTACGCATGTTTGTACTTTCCTGATTCATATAATCTCGGAGGGAGTAACCTCTTTGACCTTTTATAATACAGGTGCCTTGATAAAACATCGTGGCGGCAAATACTAAAAGGAAAACAATTCCAATTATTTCAAGGTAATGTTTAGCCATGGTAGTAGAGGAGGAATAACACCAACTAGTCGGAGAAGTCCTTCAGCAAATAAAGCAAGAACCACCCAACCAACACACATAGAAATAATGGAAGCATTCCTATTGTGCCTTCGTATAGCAGCATCAATCATCTCCTGAACTTCAGAACGACTTACTAATTCATCATGTTCTCTATCCATTTTTAACCTCCCTTAGATAACGGCGATACATATCCAAAGTTTGATTGTCACATTCATTTTCATCTGAAGGGGGATTCCATCCCTGACTCAAAGTAAAATCACAAAACTCATAAACATCCTGAGTAATTACGATTCCAACTCTAACCAAAGAACTCAGAAGATATGCCCTTTTTTGAAAGGCTTCATCTTTAAATCTCCAGTCATGAGTTGTAGTCATCTTTATCTCCAAGAAACTTTGCTAGAGGATCTTTTTTTGTTTTGACGATCTCACATGCCCTTTTATAAAACATATTGTCCGTATTACCAGAGGCTTCAAAAGTAGCCTTGATCTTCACCCAATTCAAGTAGGTGTGGTCGTCCATATGAATATTGAGTTGTACATAATTATATACTAATCACGGAAGCCTCAACGGCAACCTTATGTGTTCAACTCGTAACACTCATTAAGCAATAATTAAATTTGTAGTAATTCTAAACGGAAAGGGTGGGATTTGAACCCACGGAGGCTACTAACCTCGCCGGTTTTCAAGACCGGTGCCATAAACCACTCGACCACCTTTCCAACGGAGGATGTTGGATTTGAACCAACGGATGCACTTAAAGTACATCGGGGGATTAGCAATCCCCTGCATTAAACCTAACTCTGCCAATCCTCCTATCGGATTTCAAAATCCAGTTTACGAACTTTGCGAGCTCGTCTGGACTCTTGGAAAGCAAGTTCAGATGGACTGAATAGACTATCTTTCTTGTTTTCCTTTATTGAGTTTAACATAACAACTTGATTTAGGTCAACAGCAGTGATAGTGTCTCCCTTTACAAGTGTCATATTATCACATCCACAACATACTGATTTTGTTGGATGCGACTCCAACTCGGTGTTACACACCTTACATCTTACTTTTAACATTGTTCAATACCTTAAATTAATCTTCAGTTGTTTCTTCTTCAGTTTCTAGAATAATTTCTTCCTCAGTTTCTTCATTAGTTTCTTCCTTTAATCCAGGAGATGACTCAAGATAAGATCTCAACATCCAAACAAACTTACCATGTGACTCATTCAGATCATCTGCAAGATTTGAAGTTGCTCTGGACTTCTGAGCATCTGCTTCCTCGGCAACTTCAGTGAATAGATCACAGAGATCTTGATTTGATTTTAACAGATCTTTTACCATTTTATGGCAATCTGTTGTACTTTGTCCAGTTTTGACTTTGGAAACTTCTACAACTCTCTCTAGACTATTGAGTGGTTTTACATTTAGAAATCTCATGTGTTCAGAGATACGATCAATCTCTTCAAACATGGTTTCATATTGATCACCAAAAAGAGTATGAAGTTGTGGAAAATCTTCTCCAACTACATTCCAATGATAGGCCCATGTCTTATGAAATAAGACAAAAAGAGATGCCTGTGCATCACTCAATAGTTTGAAAAGTTTTTCCATTATACCAAAAATACTTTGAAGTATTTATGTATGGGAGATACTGGAATCGAACCAGTGACTTACCACTTGTAAGGAGGCCACTCTACCGCTGAGTTAATCTCCCGAGAGCGGGTAACCAGGATCGAACTGGTGATTTCAACTTGGAAGGATGACGTGTTACCGCTACACCATACCCGCTTATGAGACAATTATAGAGTATTTGAGTATAATTGTCAAGTGTCGATGAAAGGACTTGAACCTTCATGGATTGCTCCACTGGAACCTAAACCCAGCGCGTATACCAATTCCGCCACATCGACAAATGAGTAGTGAGTGCCCACCACTCGCGGAAGACACTCTCCGCAACTAACGGGGGTGATCAAGTCCCCGACCTAAGTAAACTTAGGATTTAGTAAGGAAGACCCGGATATTTCCAGACCTTCCGACTGGGGTGGCAGGGATCGAACCTGCGACAAAACGGTTAACAGCCGTTTGTTCTACCGCTGAACTACACCCCAATATTTGGTGGCGGGGGGTGGAATTGAACCACCTACCTGAAGCTTATGAGACTTCTGTGCAACCGTTACACTTCCCCACTTTGATGGATTGAGTGTGATACATCTCATCAGGATGTATCAGGGACTCAACCTCCAACAATTTATATAGTAACAAACTTTTATAAGTTTGTCAAGCGTCCTTTGAGAGATTTGAACTCCCGACACATAGGTTCGTAGCCTACCGCTCTATTCCACTGAGCTAAAAGGACAGGCGAAGGGTGAGGGATTTGAACCCCCATCGCAAGGTTTTGGAGACCTGCATCTTACCATTAGACCAACCCAACACACTGGGGAACTAGGCCTTGAACCTAGATTAACTCCTTCAAAGGGAGGTGTCCTGCCAATTAGACGATTCCCCATTGGAGTTCCAGGTTGGAATTGAACCAACGTATGGAAGTTTTGCAGACTTCCGCCTTACCACTTGGCTACTGGAACTTAAGCCCCCAGTCGGATTTGAACCAACGACCTACTCATTACTAGTGAGTTGCTCTACCACTGAGCTATAAGGGCGGGGTGACGTATGGGAATTGAACCCATCTAGATGGTTCCACAAACCACTGCCTTACCACTAGGCTAACGTCACAAGGCAGTGGGTAGAATTGAACTACCGACATAGAGGGTATGAATCTCTTGTTCTACCACTGAACTACACTGCCATATCGTAGGTGTATCATTTGAGAGGATTTGAACCTCCATTGCCGCCCTCCAAAACGCAAGTGCTATGGCGGAGTGTTACCGTTACACTACAAATAATATCCTTACGTTGCTTACTCCTAAATTCTACTCATTGAATTTACTTGTTGGACCTAATCGTTGGAATACTCGCTGCGTTCAACTTATTACCCTATCTCGACTTGAACGAGACTGTTTTCTATAGCCTTTGCGTTTGTTAGTAATAAGCATACTGACAGGTTTCTTTTACCTTTCAGTTTTCCGTTCAACCCAACTTTTGAATCAAGTTTGGGCAAGTGGAACCGACAAGATTTGAACTTGTGACCGCTCGGTTATCAGCCGAGTGCTCTACCACTGAGCTACGATTCCAAAGAGGGAACAATCGGATTTGAACCGATAACACCATGATCTTCAATCATGTGCTCTACCAATTGGAGCTATGTTCCCAAGTCCAGATGAAAGGATTTGAACCTCCGACTTCTCCGCCCCAAACGGAGTGCTCTACCAAACTGAGCTACACCTGGATATAGTCCTAACGGGATTTGAACCCGTGTCTTCACTGTGAAAGAGTGATGTCCTCACCACTAGACGATAGGACCAGATGGGAGGGGTATCCCACACGAAGTTACTTACGGATTACGCTTCGTAGCCTTATGAATCCTGCCATCATCCGATGGTGGTTAGGAATCCCTCCCCAATTCCAGTTATTACTACGACATTCTTCTGCAAACTGGCAACCTCTGAAGAATGCGTGAAGGCAGGTGCGGTATCCGTCGTGCGTTTCAGAAGTGTCACCGACTTCCCATGCTCCTTTTTCTTTCCTTACCTTCAACGACCCATAGGGGATTTGAACCCCTGATCTCCTCTTGGACAGAGAGGCGCGTTAGACCGCTACGCTAATGGGCCAAGGTGGGTAGGGTTGGATTTGAACCAACGATGGACAGAACCAAAGGTTTTACAGACCTCCTCCTTCAACCGCTCGGACACCTACCCACGATGGGACATCTCGGATTTGAACCGAGGACTAACCGGTTAAAAGCCGGATACTCTACCGCTGAGTTAATGTCCCACATAATATGGATAAATATTCAGTTGTCTAGGTTCTTGGTCTCTCGACCACTTGGCTAATGTACCACCGTCAAATCTCTGGGGGGGAGGTTGGTGGACACTTAGGAAACTGTCACAGACAATAAAAAAGGGGAGGAAACTTTTGGTTTCTCTCCCCTTTCTTTTGCTTTTATGAATTAAACATCTTACATATGTCTATCCATATCCGCAAACAGGGGAGCACCCTCAATATGCCAATAGCGGCAATCGAGAATGGTAAACTGTTTGGGCATTGGATAAGACATTGTTTTCGACCTAAGTAAGTTTATTTATAAGACTTTTTTGTTAAAAAGTCAAGCGTCTCAGGAGGGACTTGAACCCCCGACCAACTGCTTAGAAGGCAGATGCTCTATCCATCTGAGCTACTGAGACATAAGACAATCATACCAGTTAAACATTGGATTGTCAAGAGGGGATGCCTAGGAAGGATAACCCTCTACCAACGGAGGACCCCAGAACTAGGCAATGAGAAATACTGAACTTGAATCAGTGACCTCACCCTTATCAAGGGTGCGTTCTAACCATCTGAACTAATTTCCCTTAGAAAAATATAAAAATAAAGTTATACAATATCTACCCAAACCTTTTCCTCTATATTGTTCTTCTATTTCCACAGGAGTTACTAAATGATTAATGTGAGATGGAAACATTAGTAAAGAATTATTTTTTGGAGGAAAAGTTTTATTAAATTTTGGAAAAAATAAATCACCTCCAGAAATGTTCTTCATAAGAATCTCCGTGTTCATAATAACTGACTAAAATATTTGATCTATCAGTATATAATATTTTAGAAGTATCAACACTCAAATTTGCATACTCATTAGCTAATCCCTGAAATAGTTTTGTTACTCCTTTATATATTGAAGAATGTCTTGAATAATCTAAAAATACTCTATCTAAAAAAATTCCAGAATTCCTTTTTAAAGGAATATTTGTTTCTTGGCACAGGGCAGTTCCTGTATCAGTTGGAGATTCCATAATTAATGGTTGATTCAAAAATTCCAATTCTTTCCAAACTGCAATTAGTTCTTCTTGAGTAAAGAAATTTTCTTTGTACAAATAATCAAATTTGGGTTGACCATGATAATGGTAAGAATCTTTGATCATTTATTGTAAGTATGATAAAGCGGAGAGAGAGGGATTTGAACCCTCGGTGAAGTTACCCCCACACAGACTTTCCAGGTCTGCTCCTTAAACCACTCGGACACCTCTCCATATTTAGAGTATAGAGTGGGGGAGGAGTATTGTCAACCCCTCCCTCCTATTCTATTGTATCAAACTTCTACCGTGATCAGTCGGTTGGCATAGTCATGTGCATACGAAGTGCGGGCACCATGATGCCCCCAACCAATCCAACTATACGCATAGTCCATGTAGCGATTGATAGACTTTCCAGGAGTTTTCATCCTGTCCTCAATTCGTTGCCATTGAACC